ATCTTAATTACAATCAAGGCAAATCCGAATGGAGTGATGTTCCACCATTTAAGAACTGCGGTGAAAATCAATACACTCAGGACGATGAGAATTTTACGCAACATGGCGATCTAAACGAAAAATACGGACTAAGACTTGACTATCTTGGTGATTGGGCAGTATTATGCTACAATTGCTCCAAAAAATTCAAGACTGTGGTTGTTCCTGTTGAAGGAGTTGAAGAATGATCGTAATGCAAGAAGTGACTGACTGGAATCCTGCCTACAACCACACATATCTGTTTGATGGTTCTAAGGCGATTGCTTATATTAAGAGTGGAGAGAAGACTCCGATCTATCTTAATCACCCACTACGAATTGATCGTGCTCGACGCAAGTTCATTGAACTCAAGAAGAATCCATTTAAGAAGAAGATAGAATCTAATCTGATTGCGGTAGAGGGCAGCAAAGGCAATGTGTATCATGTTGATCCAGAAGCCAAGAGCTGCACTTGTACTGGTTTTCAGTTTCATGGCAATTGTAAACATCTTAAGAGTGTGTTGGAGGAAACATGATCATTTTTAATGCATCTATCTACAATCCTTTTTGGAAGAAAAGATTTAAGAATCTTTGGAATAGAACATGGATCTTATCTGAGAATAAAAATCTAGAACTAGAGTTTTGCCGAACAGACGGACTGATTGGTTTATGCTTTACAATCGCACCGACAGCAGTTGATCATGCTGGCTTTCAGTTTAGTATTGATCTGTTTGGATACACTTTTGATTTCACTTTTTATGACACTCGTCATTGGGAGGATTGAAGAATGAACGACAGAATTAAAGAATTTGCTGAACAAGTTGGGTTTGGTTGGGACGACAAATATCACTGGTATGTGGGCAGTCGCCAAATGGAAAAGTTTGCTGAGTTGATTGTTCGAGAATGTCTAAAGAATATGGAAAATTCTGATGGTGATTTAGACTTTGCTATTTGGCAAATCAAAAGGGATTTTGGAGTTGGAGGTCCTCGAGGAAATGATGAACCTCAAGAGAATCCCTGGAAAGGTATTAGCATCCCTCCGCCCAACAGGTAAGTTATTGATTCTATTACAATTTTCCCACTTGTCTTATTAAGAAGATAAGAGTAGAATGGTTGTATAGGTTGTGAATGAGGTTTTTTATATGGCTCGTGGTGTTCCTAAGTCTGGTTTTCGAATGACTGCAAAGCGCCGAGCTCTTATGGCAGCTGGAGTTGTTAAGAATCTTAATGTCGTCAAGACGATTCTTCCCATTAAGAAAGAGACTGAAGCGGAGATCGAGCAGAAGTTGCGTGAGCGATTTGCTGCGCTCGATACGATGACTCAGGCTTCCGTCAATGGCATAACCAAAGCAGTTGTTGTTTCTGGTCCTGCAGGTGTCGGCAAGTCACATGGTGTCCTCAAGATTCTTGAGGCGAATCGTGCAAAGTGCTACTTCAACATGATCTCTGGCTATGTGCGCCCGACTGGTCTATACAAGGCACTCTATGAGTTTCGTCATAAGAATTCTGTTCTTGTGTTTGACGATGCCGATTCTATCTTCAATGACGAAGTCTCACTGAATCTTCTGAAGAAAGCGTGCGACACTTCAAAGAAGCGTGTGTTGTCTTATCTCGCTGAGTCGAAGATGGAAGACGAAGACGGTGAGCGTCTGCCTCGTTCCTTTGAGTTTGAGGGCACGATCATCTTCATCACCAATCTCGATTTTGAAGAAATGATTGCGCGTGGTTCCAAGAACGCACCCCACTTCGAAGCACTGGTGTCACGCTCACACTATCTTGATCTCGCAATGAAAACGGTCGATGACTATGTCGTGCGAATCAAACAGGTCGTGCGTGACTGTGGCATGCTCCGTGAAGCAGGTTATACTGCTGCCGAAGAAGCCACCATTCTTGCATATGTTGTCGAAAACAAAGAAAAGTTGCGTGAACTCTCATTGCGCATGGTTCTGAAGTTGTCATCACTGATGCGAATTGATCCGAATAACTGGCGGTTGCTTGCGAAAGCGACCTGTCTAAAACAGGGAGTGTAATATGGATAAGATTATGACAGCAGAGGACGTCAGAGTGCTCGAGGCATTTAAAGGCATTCTTTATTTGCAGAATCTTGGCTGGGCAATTGCTGCCTTTGAGCCATCTGAACTGAAGGGAGCGAATCCCAATCATGTTGAGGAACGCATGATTGAATTGGGATACGGAGTCATTGACTCTTTGAGGGATCCTAATTATGTCTAAGATGTTTTCAAGATCTGAATTAAATGATCTATACAATTGTGTCACGATTGTGATTGCCAATCGTGAACGTGATAACGAAATTTCTAGCCTTTTTGATGAGGAGTTTGTTGATCCCATCATAGATCAACTCAAGACTCTGGAAAAGAAAATTGTTAAATTAATAGATGATTAGACTGGGAGATTCCATAATGGAAAATATTTTTGCTGCACTCAATACGTTCTTGTTAGCAATTGCTCTTTTTGCAATCATTGCTGTGATTGGAGCACTTCCAATCATGTGGTTGTGGAATTATGTCATGCCTGATCTTTTTGGTCTCAAACTGATCTCTTTCAGTCAAGCATTGGCATTGAATTTCCTTTGCGCTTGTCTTTTCAAGAGTTCACATTCTTCTTCCAAACGAGAATAACATCATGATCTATCTTGGGCTTGCTCTCGCTTACATGGTGATCTCTTTTGTTTTAGGGATCTTTGTTGGACGATTCATTGAAATTGGACGTGGTGGAGATGATAATGAGTGATTCTGTCTTTTCGATTCTAGATCAACTTTCTTCAACCTCTTCTCGAAAAGAGAAAGAGAACATTCTAATCAAAAACAAAGACAACATCGTTCTTACAAGTGTTCTTGAATACGCTCTCAATCCATTCAAGAACTATTACATTCGAAAGATTCCGGATTATACTCCGACAAGAACGATTTCTTTGGGTTATGCGTTGTCTTGTCTGGATAAGATCTCTAATCGAGAAGTAACAGGGCATGCTGCGATTGACTATCTCCGAAATGAGCTTCTCTCTCGTCTTGATGAAAAAGATGCTCTTGTGTTAGAGCGCGTGATTCTAAAGGATCTGCGTTGTGGTGTTTCAGAATCAACAGTCAACAAGATTCATTCAAAACTCATTCCCACCTATCCCTGCATGCTTGCATCGGCATATGATGAGAAATTGGTCAAGAGGATTAATTTTCCTGCGATCGTACAACTAAAAGCTGATTCTATCAGATTCAATGCAATTGTGAATGCAAATACTCAATCAGTAGACTTGCGAAGTCGCAATGGGAAACCAATCGAAATTCATAATGACAACCTATCGAATGCATTTCTGGAAATGGCCAAGAACATTGGAATGTCACGAGTAATGTTTGATGGTGAACTGATGTTGGTTGACGAAAATGAGGTGATTCTCAATCGACAAGTCTCTAGTGGCATTCTAAACAAGGCAATTAAAAAAACAATCTCAAAAGAAGAAAGTAGTCGGGTGCGTGCCTGTGTTTGGGACATCATACCATTCAAATACTTTTTTGAAGAAAAATGTATTGTTGAGTATCAAGATCGATTAGTGACGCTTGTTGCTGCAGTGGACCATCTACCTGAGTCTCTTTCTCACTTAGTCCGCGTTATTGATACTTTATTGGTCAATAGCATAGAAGAAGCCAATAAAATCTTTGAACAGTACCTTGAGAGAGGACAAGAAGGCATCATTCTAAAAGATCCGAAAGGCATCTGGGAAAATAAACGAGTCAAACATCAGATCAAATACAAGGGAGAGAAAGAAGCAGATCTGCTCTGCGTCGATTACATTCCAGGAACAGGCAAATACAAAGGAATGCTTGGCAGTCTTGTTTTGATCTCATCCGATTCAAAAATCAATGTTTCAGTTGGCACAGGCTTCACGGATTCCGATCGAACAAAGATCAAAAAGAAAGATGTGGTAGAAAAGATCATCACGGTTAAATATAATGATCTAATACAAGACACCAATGGCAATTATTCTCTCTTTCTTCCTGTATTTCTAGAGGTGAGAGAAGACAAAACAAAAGCAAACTCTCTAAAAGATCTCAAGAATTAAAGAAACAATCAACTCAAAAGAAAGTAATGGTAAGATTTCATTTTTTATATAAAACGACGTGTTTGGTGAACAAGAGAGTTCATTTCGGTGTTTATGCGTCGGATGATTTGTTTTTCGGAACAGCAGATTCAAAAGATCCATTTATCGGAAATAATCGTGAATTGCTCGAAGATTTGCAAAGATATGGAAGAAACAATTTTAGAATGGAAGTAATCCATGCATTTCCGACATTAGAGGAAGCGAATCGTGCACTCGCTCGTTTCTCTTCCGAAAAGACGTATCGTCATGGAAATTCCGAAAGCATGCTGGGAAAACAAAATTCACTCGGAGTGGTTCGATCCGAAGAAACGAAACGAAAGATGAGTGATGCAAAACGAAAAGAAAACAATCCACGATATGGAAAAGAAATCTCAAAAGAAACAAGAGAATTATTGAGCATTAATCGTGCTAATCTGCGATGGATCAATGATGGGAGAGAAGAAAAGCAAATCGCCAAAACTGATCCGATTCTCGATGGCTGGAAACTCGGAAGGAAACCAAGAAGAAAAGCAAAGGATTTGCTAAATAAAACAGAACAATAACAAAAGAGAGAAATGATGGATTATAATCAAGCACTCGAAGCATATTCTGATTATTTGAAGAAAAACTATGCTGAGTCGCAAACAGCCAATTATAATCAATCTTTTGATGTATTATTTGAAGATATGGTATTATACACCAAAGTCTCGACTGTTTCCTTTGGTGCGAAGAACGTCCATTCCTTTGTTGTAAAAGAACAACATGAATTAAAGGATGGAGCAGGGAATACGAAGATATTCTATTTGGGGGATATTCTAGCTGCTGCTGATTATCTCACACCTAAACTAGTGCCAACGTGCGGGAATATTATCACGCAGGATTATAAGGCAATTCGTTGGTCTCTCGCTGGAACTAGCAGTAGACGCAAGCCGAAGATGAATCTTGTCAGTGGATGATCTTCTAGTCTAGCCTATTTCAACAAAAGAAGTAAAGCTCTGTTTTTCTTTCTATTTCAATGACTTACAAAAGAGCACGTAAGTCATTGATTTTTATATAAGACGGGTATTCTCGCCGTCCATCCCTCTCTATTCGATAGAACCATTATACGTTAAGACTCCGAAAAGAGCAAGAGTCATAAATCTTTAGAAATCAATGACTTACACCGACCTCGTATAACGGTGCGAGAGCGATTCATTTCCTACCCTCTACCCTACTATACCCCAAGCCTGTTTAGAGCGAATTCTCGTGTTTTACGAAGTCGATCAGGCAATTGATGCTTTTACATGCCTATTCCGATCCCAATCTATCCCAAATTGACGTAGATTAGATCTAATTGTAAGTAATTGATTAAACATATGTTTTAATCCTTTCTCTTTCTTTCAACTTTTAGTAGAATGTAATGGTAGGGTGAAGAAAAGGAAAGAAAATGCTTAGTCTGACTCAACTTGCTACGATGGGCTTCCGTCCTCTTGATAAAGAGGAGTGGATGGGTTTTGCGGGAGCGGAACCAGGAACGCTCATAGCGTATGGTGAGGGTGAAGTCACGTACCTACTCTGCGGTGACGTTCTGAGCGTGATATATGAGAAGTCTGGAGAAGAGGGATACTTCGGTCAGACGGATTATACGTTTTCAGCGGAAGCAGAAGAGATTTGCTAAGTCATTGATTTTCCGAGAGTTTTGGCTATTGCTTAAAACTCTCGATTTTAGTAGAATTGTATTGTGGTTGGAAATAAGGAGTTTGTTATGAAGACTGTGAATGAGTTGGTGGGGGAGCTGAAGGCAGCTCAGGGTTTGGTTAAGAGTCTGCGTGTCGCGATTCGTGAGCAGCGGATTGCGTCTAGTGTGGGTCGCTCTGAGGCGATTGCGGCTCGCAAGGCGCAGATTGAAGCCAAGCGTGTCGCTCGGATCTCGGCACTCGAGGCTCGACTCGAGTCGTTGCGGGCGAAGGCAGTCGCTCCGAAGACGCTCAAGAAGGCATCTCGCAAGGCATCGCCTGTGAAGTTGATCTCCAAGGATGCGGCGTGACGCGCTGGGGGTGGAGTAACATCCACCCCCAAATCCCAACATGGCAAAAGAACTACAGAAAGCGATTGGCAACTTCCTTACAGGCATGCAAGAACGAGAGTTTCCTGGCTGTTTCACTGAGAAAGAATTCAAGAGTTGGAGCAAGCATGAGCAAGAGATCCATACACAGCCGATTAGGGGATTTGTGTGCCGCGATTGTACACCTCTCCATCAGAAACGAATGGCTGCTGAGAATCGCTGTCTGAATCCCAATATTAACCTAGAAAAGATCGCTGATTGACGCTGTGCGTGTAAGTCATTGATACTTCTAGAGTTATCGTGGTTGATGTTGGATGCGAGCGAGCGTATCATTGTCTTATAGGGTAGTGAAAAGGAAGAAGAAATGGTTACGCGAGCTGGAATGTGGTTGGAAGAGAATATTATTCCCTTCTTTATCGGATTTGTTCTTGGAATGGGCATTATTCTTGAGAGGATTTCGTGATGGATAGTATGCGTGCGATGATTATCGCGGATACGCTCGCGACCTGCGATGCCAAGGCACTGCAGCTCGTCGCCATGTATCTGGTTCGGAATTCCCACCAGAAGGCAGATACTCTGGAGTTTGCTCTTGCGACTGAAATGCGTGAGTTTCTGATGGGACATGGCTTCTCTGCGAAGATCAAGGATGTAGCATAATGGCGAAGAAATCTATGCGGATGCAGTCGGAAGAGATCAAGTACATCTGCGACAAGCGCAACCAGCGTCTGGCGGATGAGAAGGCGAAGAAGGAGAAGCAGGTAGCTCGAGTGGCGAAGCAGATTGCGAAAGCCGAAGCAGCGCTGGCGAAGCTCAAAGATGTAAGTAATTGATTTGATAGGGATTTTGACTATTGATCTCTGAGAACCATTAGAGTATCATTGTCTTATAGGGTGAAGAAGAGGGAACGAAGATGGGTCGGATGGCTGAGTTGGAACTGGAAATCGTTGAGTTGCTGAACGAAGGCAACGATGCGCACGTGATCGCGAAGAAACTCGGGATTCCAGAGGACTGGGTTCTCGACGTCGAAGAGTCGGCTCGTGGGGATGACTACGACGACTCGATGGACGGTGACCATGAGTCAGCGCTGGCATCGGCTGGATTCGGGACTGATGAGGACTATGGTGCCTCTTGCTGTGAGGATTATTGATATGACTCGCGAATACACGATGAAGCTCCTGGACATGGTGGACGAAGGGATTCTCGATCCCAAGACAGTCATGGAAGCCTGTCTTTGCTATATGGCAGAGTATCAGGTAGAGGACATGATGCGAGTCAACGACTTCCTTTTCGAAGAGGAAGAGGAAAATGAGTAAGGGAAATCCCCATCGACGCAAGAGTCCTGTGGCTCGTGTTCTCAATCAAGTGAATCGTCCACAAACACATCTTGATCGCACCAAATACAAGCGCAAGCCCAAATATAGGATTTCTCTCTACGGTTGATACAACTATTATACTCTTGCCCAATCGTGGCACTGCCCCCATTCTGGGGGCTTTTTTTTGCTCTAAAATCAGTGACTTACACCAAGCATGTAACTTATTGATTCTAAAGAGGTTTCAGCTATTTCGTTTTCGAATCGGTTTTGCTATACTTGATCTATAGGTTGATGGAGGGAGAGTGAGATGACTAGAGATGACATCATTCGGATGGCGGAAAACGCGGGAATGCCTTTCAACAAATCTGGCTTGATTGGATGTGAACGTTGCGAGTTTGACGCAGACGAAATACTCGAACGCTTCGCCGCCCTTGTCGCCGCCCACGATCGCGAGGAAGCAGATTCAACGCTTGCCTCGTTGGTTGATTGCGTCGCGTCCGCGCTTCGTAACGTGAACCTAAGTGATGACCGCATAAAATTAGGCGATGATTTGCGCCCATATATTTGGTCGCTCAGTTACAAGGCAGTTGAAGAACGGATCAGCAAAGATTCTGCCGTCGCCGAGGCTGTAGCCGCAGAGCGCGAGGCGTGTGCGAAGGTGTGTGATGATTTGGTTGCTGACGTAATGGTGGGAAACCCGGAATGGAATATCGGTGTACTGAATTGCGTCGCAGCTATCCGCGCACGGGGGGATAAGCCATGACCCGCGATGACATTATTCGTATGGCGCGTGAGGCTGGCGTCAATGCCACCGATATTGGCGAAGTTGCAGTTAGATTCGCCGCCCTTATCGCTTCACAGGAACGTGAGGCGTGTGCGAAGGCGTGTTACGAGATTGCAGGCAAGGGTGATGCTTTTGACTGCATGGATGCCATCCGTGCGCGAGGTGAGAAGCTATGACCCGCGATGACATTATTCGGATGGCGCAAGCGTCGGGGGTGCTAATGACCACACCTAGTGGCGTGCAAATTTGGTGTCCCGACGAACTTGAAAGCTTCGCCGCCCTTGTCGCCGCCCGTGAGCGCGAGGCGTGTGCGAAGGTGTGTGATGAGATTGAGACCGACAACTGGGACAAGTACAAGGGGCGCGAGTACGACGAAATCATCTGGCGTGCAGACGCGCACGTTCAGGGTGTGTCCGGTGGCGCGAATGACTGCGCCGCCGCCATCCGTGCGCGGGGGTGAGAAGTGATGCTTGTTGAATATCTAAAATACGGTTGGGAATTGACAAGTTTTTGGCGCAAGTATGAGGTGGAGTAAGTCATTGATTTCATTAGAGTTTTCAGAGTTTACCTCTAGTCTCCATTTTAGTATAATGGTTCTAAGGTTGGAAAGGAAAGAAGATTATGACTCGCAAGTATACGAAATTGGAACGACTGAGGGTGGCGTTTGATGCAGCGTGGGATGCGGCGTGTGATGCGCGAGCTGCGGCGTTGGTTGCGGCGTGGGATACGCGAGCTGCGGCGTGGGCTGCGGCTGATGAGGCGTGGGCTGCGGCAGAGGCGGCGCGGGTTGCGGCGGAGGCTGAGGCATCACTATTAAGTCATTGAAAGGCAATGGTTTATAGCTATTGCCTTTCTTCTATTGAAATAGTATAATGGTTCTATAGGATAGGAAAAGGAAAGAATATGTTTGTTCTGATGAATGCCGAAACGAAACAGCTGTTTCATAGCTACCACTTTAAGACCTCATACAAGCATGCAGGTCATGCGCGTCGGGCGGCATTGAAGCACTCATCGACGCCATATGCCAAGAAGAATGGTGTTGAGTATGTTGTAATCGACTATGGCGCGTACATGAACCTGTATGGCAATCTGACCAAGAAGGTCACGAACCTGAGCAGCGGCAAGGAGATCGAGATCTCGATCAATACTCCTGCCAGCTGCGATCCTTCGACCGACCTTCATTGGAGCATGTAAGTCATTGAAATCGTAGGAGTTTGGGGGATTGCCCTTCAAACTCCTTTACGGTATAATGGTTGTAAGGTTAGGAAAAGGAAGGAAATATGATTCTCGAATTGAATAAGACTGAGTTGGTCGTCCTTAAGGACGTGTTTGGTAAGCGTGTGACCGAAATGGGTCTCGGACCCAAGATGAAGCTGACTCGCAAGGATGCGAATGCGTTGCGTAACATGATCGCCGATGAGTTTGACTCAGGTGGCGTGCTTGGTGATGAGGCAGATGTCCTTAATGATGTTTTCGACAAGGTTGCCTAAGTCATTGAAAGGCAATGGTTTATAGCCATTGCCTTTTTTTTCACTATAACGTATAATGGTTCTATAGTAGGAATTAAGGAATGACGGAAATGAATGAATATCTCTTGGCTGGTTCGGAAGTGCTCTCGCGCGATTTCAATGACCTCGCGTCGTTCTACAGCGACTTCCACAAGGATGTCTATGGTGTTCGCCCTCGTAGCATGGCACTGTGTGCCTGTGACTACCCCGACCATGCGTCGCTGGTCGAGGCGATGAGCCACCTCGAACGTCTGGTGCAGGGTCTTCAGGACTACATGACTGCCATGAAGTCGACGTTCGAGGGTCGCGAGACGCTCCGCTCCGAGGGTTGGCACATTGAGGAAACCGATCCCCAGTACATGGCTGCTGCAGCTGAGAATGAGGCTCTCCGTGCTGCCGAGCGTGCTCGGATGGAGTACGAGTGCTCATGGGAATATCACATCGAACTGCAGGAAGCTGAGTTCGCTGCGAAGACTGAGAAAGCGGAGGATGATCTCCACTCCCACTTCTACAACAAGTATGAGGCAGTGTATTAAGCCATTGATCTATTACAGTTTATCACCATTGCCTTTTTCGTTGTATTATGGTACAATGAATATACAAGGTTGGGAAAGGAAACAAAGATGAAGACCATCGAAGTAAATGAATCTGAGTACCAGATGATTCTGGAAGCTCGTGAGGCTCGCGCAGCCCAGCGTCTGTATGACAATGAGACTGGCTGGAAACATCGTGAGCAACGGTCGATCGACCAATGCGGCGATGACTACACTGGGGAATAAGATGGACACTCACTTCGCTTCGGTTGCTGATGCCGTTGCATATCTGCATGATCTCGGCTGGTCAACGGTCGAGAATGGTGCGAATGGTCGCATCATGGAAGACTCTCGTGGGCGACAGGTCAACATCTACCACAGAGACATGTTGGACGTGGTGATCATTCCCCTCGACCGAAGTCTCTTACAAGAAGGTTGGATAAGATGAAATATCAAGTCTATCAGATCCGTCTCTCTGAGCAGATCTACAATGAGGTCAATCGCCTCGATTCTCATGACGCTGCTGCAAAGCGATATCCTGAGTACAAGGCGCATCTGGACACCATTCGTGGCAAGTACAGCCCAGAGTACCTTGGTTTGTATACTCATGTATGCACCATCAGTGATGCCGATGATCTTGAGCACGTGTTTGAGATTGGCAACATCGGTCCTGACTACTTCATCGAAAATCATGCTCCAATGCACTCTCTGAGTGTCGGGGATCTGGTTCGTGATGATACTGGTGTGTGGTATCTCTGCGCTCCTATGGGCTGGGAGATTGTGCACATGGAGAATACTCCGTACTGGGTGGCTGCGTAACATGGAAACAGTATTTCAAATCGGTCAGCTGGTTCTTCTCTATCTAATTCTGACCACTTTAAAAGATAAATGGAGAAAGTGACATGCATGGCATTGAATTCTTCTATTTCGTTGTCGAGATGGGATCCACTCTCCTCTTCTTCTTGGGAGTTCTTCTCTCCTGAGGGAGAGGGGGAAGGGTAGTGATAGGGAATTACGGGTCCCCTATTTTGCTATACAAAGTAGAACCGTTCTACTTCAGTGTTTACTATTCGAGTCTCTTATTTTTCTAAAAACATCATTCTCAAAAATTCTCGGGGATATTTTTTCTCTATAAAACCCGAGAAGAAAAATCAAAAAAACACGATCTCAAAAATTTTCGCAAGATATTTTTTTTCTCTAAAAAGATCAATAGATATAATACTACACTATTATTGGAGATTTACATGTTCAGTCTAGAAAGGATCATAATTATTGCTTTATTTTCATTTGGATTTCTTGTTGCTTTTTGCGTTTATTGGGATAGCACGATAGATTATCCACAACAGAAACAAGAATGTGAAAGCAGGGGTGGACGGCTTCTTTTAATCAAGAATCAAAGAATTTGTCTTGCCAAAGATATTGTTATTGACTTAGAATAAGTGGAGTAAGAGCCCAGATTCGGCATTCAATGCATAGGGGAAATGACCAAAACTCCTACACGAGCATCCTCTGTTGGGTCATTAACGACTCTCACTCCGACTAGTATTTAAGAATTTACTATTAGAAATAATTGATATATAATTGTTAACTTTGAGAGGATTTATTATGAAGCAGTTTGATCTTGAGCAAGAAATTATGCATTGTTGGAACATCATCACAGATCTCGATCATCTTTTTGAAGAGCTTTGTGAGGGTGAAAAGATGTCTACTGATCGCATGTCCAATATTGTATTGGGCATGAAGGAACTCTATGAAATTAAGTTCAACAAGTTGTTTCGTGCTTTTGAAGAATTTGTTAGAGAATCTAAGTTATGAAATAATCATTGATATATA